TTGGAGCTATAAAAGCAAAAGAAGTTATCCTGATATGGACAGACAATGCATTGTATACGATGAAGTTTATCGGATCACCTTTCACGTTTGCTGTAGAACAGGTGGGTACAAACTGTGGATTGATAGGACAGAATGCAGTTATAGAGATAGATGGAGCTGCTTTCTGGTTGAGTCCTAAAGGTTTCTTTCTTTATGATGGTACGGTAAAATCAATACCTTGTACCGTTGAGGATTTTGTATTTGATAATTTTGATACAACAAAAGGACAGCAGGTTACTGCAGGTCTTAATAATCTATTTACAGAGATAACATGGTACTATCCAAGTTCTAGTTCAGACTACAATGA